TCCTACGAATAGATACCGAATTAGCGATACCTTTTTCATCCGTAGAACGACCGATTGTTTGATCCACCTGTTCATCAAGTTGTTTAAGTATTTTGCGGTTATCATCTAAATTACCTTTTACGATTTTAATCTTTTCATCCAACATCTGTACTTTACTTGCCATTGGCGCAGTATCGGATGAATGTTCTAAGTGTGCCTTTGATAAGTAACCAAAGATACCCATACTGGTAATCAACATCAATATAACACATGCTGTTGTAAGGTATGATTTCATACCAATATGTACAGTCTTCCAATTTCTATATAGCCAAGATACTGTTACAAGTTTGGCAGCCTCAAGTGTTGTACCCATAATAATAATTGGCCAAAAAGAGCCAGGAAATATGGCTGCCAAACCTATAACAGAATAGTAAGCAGCAACACCTGATAAGGCCATTGCTGTTAGAAATGTAAGAAAAATCATCCGAAAAAGTCCATAAGTGAGTTAGTTTTTTCTACTTGCCATTGCATACAATCCAGAATTACACGAATTGGTTCTAAGAAAGCTTTATCGAATTGTACATCATAATCGATATAGTTGTCAAGCTCGAACTCTTTTGGTAATCTGGATGGATATGAAACGACATCCGATTTGAAATGATTAGGCATTTTTAGATAGGTGAATTTAATCTTTTCACCTTCTTGTATACGAGGATACTTTTTTTCCAAGTCAAGTTGTTTTAAGTTGTGATTATAAATGATGGCGCCACGAACATGAATTGGTGTGCCTTTTTTAAACAAAGTTACAGGATCCGAATAATTTGCCAAGCCATTCATACCACGTGGGAAAGATATTTCTTCTGGTGGCAACTTTTTGAATTCTTCTCTGAACTTGGCAATAAAGTTTTGTACATCATCTTCTGTACCAGTCATCATCAACTTAATTACTGCTTTCATCTTTTCACGGATAGCAGATGGTGTGGATGATTTGACCATCTCAAGACCCATCACTTTCATGTGAGGTTCTGCATACTGCACACCTTCATTGTTGTATACATTTAATATATATCGCTTCTTGGCAGTCCACACACCTTTGTCAGAAAGACCTTCACGTTTCATCTGCATCTTCTGGTCATAGGCATGTACATAGTCAGCCAACTCCTGATACGATTTGTCAATATAAGGTTGAATCTTTTCTTCACAGATTTTATCCATGAGAGCAATAACTTTTTGTTTGTCGGACTTATCTTTGATAAACTTGTCAACGAGTTCACCCATACGTAGATAGATTGAATCGGTATCAGATGCGATAACATAATCTTTATCTGTATCAAGTAGTTTGTTCATCCACGCATTAATCTTAGCCTCAATCCACCGAATAGACAACTGGCCAGCAGTAGTGACGCCAAGAGCCATTCGTAAATCATAAAAGCGGAAATACTGGCTACCAAGAGCACCATAAGCAGAGTTGAGAGAAACTTTCTTTGCAAGTTGTAGGTTGTTAAATCTTGCAACTCGCTTTTCAATTTCATATTTCTTTCGTTCGTCTTTTTCATTTTCATACTCCTGTGATGCCTGTAACATCATCTTCTTAAACTTTTTACGGTCTTGATACATTTCTTCCATCATCTTAGGCAAGAAACCTTGTATGTCTGTACGGAAGAATTGACCATTTGGTGTAATAGTCACACCATTCAAATTTGATAGGTTAACTGACTTAAGCAATAATTTATCAACGCTTACGCCAGATGAAAGAACTTCACGCATCTCAGGTGTATAATCTGTTGGATCAATTAGAGTCTCTGGACTAATATTGTATTGCATCATCAAGTGAGGATACAAACTGTTCAAGTCAAACGAGGCAACCCAATCATGTTTACCAACTTGAACTTCTTTCACAAAGGCGCCTTCAAAAGCGGCATCTTTGTCTTGTACTTCCCGTGGTGGTACAATGATACCTTTATTCAACAGATAGGAATATGTCATTGAATCCCACATACGAGTCTGTGCAAATACATCTTCATAATTACATTTCGTATCATAGGCCAAAGTCAAAGCCAACTCAATCAACTTTAATTTATCTTCAAGTTTGAGAATCAGTTTAACGTCTTTGATGTTATACTCAATAAACTTTTGATAGTTCAATCTGTATAATTGGTGTAGATTATCAAACTCATCATAGGAGATTTTACCTTCACCAAGTTCTACTTGAGCGATGTTGTCCAAACGATAGGACTCTTGTGACTTTCCGCCAGGAGCATACCATTTGTAGAGTTCAATATAGTCAAGTGATTCAACACCAGTAAAACCATAGGCAGTCATTGGTCGACCATTGATTACAGTTTTACGTTCTGATATGTGATTCCATGGAGACAACTTCTTGGTTTCATCTTCACCAAGAATCTTACGAAAACGATTTACAAGATATGGTATATCAAAGAACTTGGTATTCCAGCCAGTAATTACATCTGGACACTTCTCTTGCCAGAGTTGGATGAACTTCTTACATAGAGTCCATTCATCTTTACATTTGATGTAGTGTTCATCACCTTGAATCTCATAGTCACCACATCCAAAGACATAGGTTGCGCCGTTTAGATAGGTGATAGCAATGGCTGTGATAGGTTCATTCGCCTGATAGGGGTCAGGAAAACCATTCTCTGAACCGACCTCAATATCAACAATACCGACAAGGATTTTGTCAATGTCCCAATCAACCATTTCTTCATGTTGGTCGGCAATAAAGGCATATTCATATCTGGTATTACCATAGATTTTGGTACCACCAGCAACACCGTCAAATTGTTTTACATATTCTCTAGCTTCATAAATGCCATCAAATCTCTTTTTGTCAAGGTAGTTACCATCTAAAGTGGTATATTGAGTTACCTTTTTAGATGGTATGTATAATGATGGTTCATAATCAACCCGTTGTTTGACACGCTTGCCACCCATGATTCCACGATAGAGAATCTTGCCACCAAGAGATTGTACATTTGTATAGAAGTCTGTCAATTTAGCCTGTTATTAGTTGTTTGGTTGGAGGTAGAATAATTCCAGCACCAAAGATTTGATTGTAGTTGTTAACGAAATCTTCTGCTGGTTCGTAGGAGTATAACACAGAAGCACGGTCTATGTCAATAGTCCTGTCCTTCTTTTCCGTATCTGCATATACTGGCCAAGGTGCAAAACCGATATTAGGTTTACCATCTTGGCCACGCATAACTGCAATACCGATAGGGTTGAGAATTTGGTATCCTGTACCAGTTTCGGTAATTTCACCTAAGATTTCTTCATTATTTTTCAATTTTATTACGAGTAGATTTGACATTTTGATCCTTATCAAGAGTTTATAAATAATAGTATATTATATATGACTTCGTTTAGATACGCAATGTATCTGTGTTGGTTTTGTCTGTCAACGTTTTCATGTACTCCACGACTAAATTAAATGGATCCAATTACCCTCTTTGCGATGGCCAATGCCGCTGTGTCTGCGGTAAAGGCTGGTTGTAAATTATACAAAGATATCAAAGGTGCCGCAGGAGAAGTAAAAGACGTTCTCAAGGACCTTGACGACCAATTCCACAAGTTACATCCACCAGAAAAACCAGCAACAACTGAACAACGTAACCAATACATCAAGCAAAAGAATGAAGTAATTGAGTTAAACAAAAAAGCAGAATCTGGTCAACATACTGGTGTGTATCAGGAGATTGGTGATTATCTTGGACAATATTACGACAATTATTATAAGTGTTTAGCTGTATTTGAAGAAGAAGAACGCCGAGCCGATACTGAAGTTTATACAGGTGATGCTAGTTTAGGTAAAAGAGCATTACAACGGGTTCTAATGAAAAAACAATTAGAGCAAATGGGAACAGAATTACGTCAACTTATGGTGTATGAAAGTCCACCAGAACTTGGTGCTTTGCATACTGAAGTTGAAGAAATGATGGAGAAAATGGGCAAACAACAAAAGGTGTTGATTGCTCAGCAAATGCAAAGAGAATATGCCGAGAAATTAAGAAAAAGAAGAAGGTTAAAAAAATTAAAAATGGAAATTGCTCTAGGATTTTGTGCAATAATGTTAGCGTCATCTTTTGGTTTAATGATTGCTTATGTTGTACAAGATAGGATTGAAAAGTATCCTTATCTTGGTGACAGGTGGATTCCATCTACACCAAAGGAACGTAGACTAGATGCATTACCAAAAAGGTACATAGGAAGATGATAGAACTATTCAAAGATTTATTTGATTGGTTGTTAAGTAAAGGAATAATAACTGCTTTATTAATAGTAAACGGCATTTATATGGCCGTGATGTGTGTTGTATTATATGCTGTACATTGGTGGCATAAACACCATTAATGGTTGCGGGACCTGGAGTCGAACCAAGAACTGAGGATTATGAGTCCTCTGTAATACCGTTTTACTATCCCGCTACTTTTGTTTATTCTCTAAATCGGCTAGTGCCTTCATATATTCGAAAGCTTCATCTTCAGCCTTAGCATCATCTATTTCTTGTGGTGTTTTCTTACGAAAGATTGCATCAAAATTATTACCAAATGTTTCTTGTGAAACACTATATGGTCTTGGACTAGAACCTTTGCCACCATCTGACATGTTACTCTCCGTAAATGAATACGATGTTTTCTACTTTAGTGGAATATAATTCACCTTCAACTTTGATGGCTGCATTCCAGTTTAATAGAACCACATCACCAACTTGAACTTCATCAACATCAGGACCAATTGCAAGAATTTTTGCACGGTCAACTTCATCTGCTCGCTTAAGAATGATTCCTGTAGAGGTTGTCTTTTCTCCCTCAATACGTTCAATAATAACTTTATCTGACAACGGCGTATAATTCATAATCATCCTTAAAAAAATAAAATGCTCTGCGTCCCTCGGCGGTAATTATAGTGCATAATTGAGTGTTGAACTAAACGCCAACATCATGCACCTTCCACCCGCTTCCCGACAGGGACCGTTCTCGTATTGCCAACGCTAGTTCGGTAGGACTAGAACCACCCTTGAGAGTCACCTCACTTCTTATCCTGCGGGTCACAGTATCCGCTAACCAAGCGGAACGTATTGGAGCGGTCTGTATGATTCGCACATACCGTCTAAGTTGGACACCTAAACTGTTCTACAACGACCGCATTAACTGGAGCGGGATGACAGAATTGAACTGTCAACTGGACCTTGGCAAGGTTCTGTTTTACCACTAAACTAATCCCGCATATGTGTATTATATATGATACTTAGTACCGTGTCAACACATATTTTTAAAGTATACCATTACATGGTAGGTCCGTTTCCATTACGGAAACCAACCTCACCACCTTCATCTTTGATTCGTTTGATAACATCTTCAAATAGAATTGGTCTGTAATCTGTTTGTTCAACACATACACAATGATATCTTGGATCAATCCTTGTATCATCTATACGCCATGTTGGCAGATACTTCACACGTTCTGCATGAAGATGTCCATGGATGTTTGTACCAAAACGACCAATACTATCAGTATGAATTGGAATATGTGACAGAATCATTCCGTTCATTACATGATATGCACGAAGCTCACGGAAGTGTTGTCTGTATTCATCATCACGAAAGATATCATGGTTACCACGAATCAGAACTTTATCACCATTAAGGCGATGCATAATACTAAGTGCTTTGCGGTTAATCACCACATCACCAAGATGATATACTTTGTCGTTTGGTCGGACTGTTTCGTTCCAACGCTTTACCATTTCTTCATCCATTTCTTCGGGGTTATCCCATGGACGTAGTTTGGTAACACCATCATTGCGCATAAATCGGCATACACCTGCATGACCGAAATGCGTATCACTAACTAGAAATATCGCTGGCATATTGCCTCCTTATAAAAAAATTGGTCCGGCGTAGTGGAATCGAACCACTATTGATAGCTTAGAAGGCTACTGTATTATCCATTATACTAACGCCAGATAAATAACTTTATGATGACGATTCAAAAAACAGCAGAACCTCAATTGTGGAAAGTCGCACAAGAACTTCCATACATAGAACATGGATTCTCCACAGATGTAAGAGAGTTTACTCCGTCTTTTACAAAGATAGAAAAACATTTTGTAAAAGATGTATTGGGCAGAAGTAAGGGAGTTGAACCCTTGATATCGGAATCACAACCCGAGGTTTTACCACTAAACTAACTTCTGCATAAAATGAATCCATATGATGAACTAGGTTTGCCAAAAAACTGTACTGCTGATGATATCAAACAGAAGTATAGGATATTAGCACAGACTCACCATCCTGATAAAGGTGGTGATGAGGAAAAATTTAAACGTATTAAACAAGCTTATGAAATACTAAGTGACGCCATCAAGCGTGCTGAATACGATTCAACTGGACAATATAATCAACCTGTTAGTATCAGAGATGAAGCCATAACAAGGCTTCGTAATATGATATCAACACATACACAAAAAATAAATCCAGAATTTGATGATTTAATCCTTCAAATGAAAGTCGATATCTATGATACCGAAAAGAAAGTTAAGGAAGAAATTCAAACCTGTGAAAAAGATATTAAGAAATTCACCACTATATCCGAACGGATAAAACTAAAAGAAGAAGGTGAAAATATCTTAAAGTATTTTGTTGAAGAAAAAATCAAACAAGCAGAAAATCAAATAGTGTTCTTACAACGAATACTTGACATTTTTAAAATGATGTTGGACATTCTAGAAAACTATCATTATAACTTAGATGATTTTAAATTGTTAATAGAAAATTAAAGTGGTCGGAGTAGCGGGATTCGAACCTGCGACCCTCTGGTCCCAAACCAGATGCGCTACCAGACTGCGCTATACTCCGATGGTGCCTTTACACAGAATCGAACTGCAAACCTCGGATTACAAAACCGATGTTATACCATTTAACTATAAAGGCAATTTGGCTCCCCAAGGTGGGCTCGAACCACCGACCAACAGATTAACAGTCTGCTGCTCTACCAACTGAGCTATCAGGGAATAATAAAATTGTGGCAGGTGAGGTATCTGGTTATTGATTAGTCAACAACTTGCCCATTCTCCTTTTACTTTCCTTACCACAAAACTGGCGGCTCCAAGGAGAATCGAACTCCTATTAATGGCGTGACAAGCCACCGTACTGACCATTATACTATGAAGCCTAAATTAGGTGTAGTCTACGCCTTCCATTGTCGCCACTACTTGAGATGTTACTCTGTCCATCCATTTTATTCTGAGTCTGTGTGCAGTTAGGATTCTGCCTATCAGAGCCTGAGAAGATTTACTTCTCGCTAACGGTTTTCTGCCACCGGATCTCTCTCGCTAATCAAACGCTATTTTAACGAAAAATAGTAACGGGATTGGTGGAGAATCAGGGATTCGAACCCCGTATACCTGAGGTGGAAGATTTACAGTCTCCTGAAGTCGCCAATGCTTCTCATTCTCCATATAAAAATACACCAAGCTCACAAACCCTAACCTTCAATAGCTACACGAACCTTTTCGGGACTGATGTATTTTTATATGAACCATTTGTTTAGTGTTATCGTGCCTATTTGTCAACAATGTAGCTAGCACTGACAAGCGAATAGCAGTTATATTAGGATCCGTTCCTCGCACAGTTGGACCCGCATAGTGTATACGTCTATACACGATACCTTGATAACACTAAACAAATGGTACTCGGTGGGGGAATCGAACCCCTCCTTACTGCCGTGAAAGGGCAGTGTCCTAACCGATAGACGAACCGAGCATTTGATGCAAAATTTTTAAAGAACAGTTGCCAGTAATTTTTCAACTGGCGCCATCGAGGATACGATCCTTCTGGCTTTGAATCGATTTCTCAATTCATGGATGAATTATAACAGAACTGGAAGACCTGTCAACCAGACTGTTGTTAAAATACAACACATTTGGAGTAGGTGACAGGACTCGAACCTGCATTTAACGGATTTGCAATCCGCTCCCTAGCCTTTCGGGTCACACCTACACAATTGGCATCCCGCTACGGAATCGAACCGCAACTAAAAGTTTTGGAGACTTTTGTGCTACCACTACACCAGCGAGAAACAAATTGGCGGAAGCGGTGAGATTCGAACTCACGGTACCTTTCGATACGCTGGTTTTCAAGACCAGAGCCATAGACCACTCGACCACACTTCCAAACAAAAAACCCTAGATTTTTTAGGTCTAGGGTTTTGTGTTTAGAGTTTGATAGAACTTTTTAGTTACTTTTCCTTAACACAAAACCTGGTCGACCATGATTCATCACAATTGTGATAAATGGAGGTTGTCGGTAATGTGTTGTTAAATTTTGTCATAGTGTTATTATATAGGAACTTTTGTATCTTGGCAAGCCGTTTATGAAAATAATCTTTTCTTTTCTGCATTGGTGGCCACTTCTTCGAACAAAGCTTGGTCTGATAATACTTTTGCTGCATCCTCTGCAACATCAGGATTATAATGTTTGAAATCATCTCCGTGGCCAATCTTAATATGGCATTCTTTTTCCATACATAGAGTGATTAGGTTATGTAAGTCTAGTTCCAATTCAGGGAACAAATGAAATGGTTTCTTATGATGCACGTTTAGTTTCTTAGTTGTACCACATGCAGCACATGTTGGTTCCAATTTCAAATGTAACTTCTGAACATGAGGCCATTTCGGACTTCTTTCCATTCCGTGACCTATATGTGCATCACGATTAACTGTTTTTGATAAATCTTTTTTTCTGGCCATTTTGTTTCCTTTATTTTTTGTATTTATCTATCAACTGTTGAATGGATTCTACTGTTGGTGGTGTACATAAAGTAATTGCCATCTCTTTTACTTTTTCATCATCAAATTCCCACCATTTTAGTATTATTAACTTTTCAATAATCTCCGGTGAAAATCTATATTTAATTCTTGTAGCAGGATTACCACCAATCATTGTATATGGTTCAGCATTCTTAACTACATGTGAGTTTGCAGCAATGATTACACCATCACCAATCGTAACACCAGACATGATTGTAACACCATGAGAAATCCATACATCATTGCCAATAACCACATCACCATTTGTTTTAGTTGATTTTGGTCCAATGCTAAATTTTTTATCAAATGGAAATGTTGAAGTCCAAGTTGTCTGATGGTCACCACCATAGAATATCTTAACATTCTCTGCTATAGAACAAAACGAACCTATTTGTATCTTAGCGCCTTCGTTCCATTGATATTCTGAAATATGGTTTTGTCCATACGTATGTCTGCCTACTTCCAATTATATCTTCCATCCTATTGGTTTATTATCTATGGCTTGTGCTGGGTTTCTAAATCCATCAAAAATATTCCAAAGACTTTCCATAACAGCAAACTTAGTTACGAGACCAATCTCACGACCATGAGCATCTATCTCCCATGGATGAATCCAATAGTCTATTTCGTCTGAGTTTATTTTTCTACCAAGCCAATGAGACAAGTCATCGTTAGTCTCGTTGTATATATGCTGTTTGACATGCACCATCTCATGTGCAAGTGTTTCTATGATTGTTCTGGCACCAATACCAGGATGTACTTCTATTGTAAATTCTCTTGGTTGATTTCTGGTATTGTATTCTTCAACCATACAGGAACCATAATCTTTTATTTTATCATCAAACCTAATCTTAACAGAACAATTATTTCTAATTTTTTTATTAACAATTAATTCTTTGGCAAAAAAATGGACAGCCCGTTCTACATAAGGCTTGAAATCTTCGTCAGGACAATTATAAATTCTAAGTTTCATATTAACTCCTTGAGAGACCAGCCTTATTTAGAACATTACATCTTTTCCACTTTTACTCCTGCTTTGTTGAGGAAGTCCACTCCAGTGCTGTCACGATAACTATTACGATAATAAACAGAAGATATGCCAGCTTGAAATACCAACTTGGCGCAATCAAGACAAGGAGCATGAGTAACGAACAATACAGACCCACTTCCAGATCCATCAAATTTCGCCAGTTTAGCGATAGCATTAGTTTCCGCATGTAACACCTCAGGTTTAGTTTTTGTAACATTCTGAATGACTTCACCATCATCAGATAAAAAATCTTCACAAGTATTATCCCATCCAGACGGTGTTCCGTTGTATCCTATTGAGATAATACGTTCATCTTTGACTATGATGGCACCAACATGTAGACGTTTGGCGGTAGAACATTCCGCAAAGACCTCAGCGGTCTTCATGTATGCTAGAATATGTTTTGGTTTCATAATGTGAAATTGGTGCCCACAGAAGGATTCGAACCAGCACTCAAGGGATTATGAGTCCCCTGCTTTACCATTAAGCT